TTATTCAAATGAAAGTTTATATTCAAACTCCCCAAACACTTCATCTGAAGTGTCATAATCAACGCCCTTATCAAATACAAACCTAACATCCGTGATATCGGGATTCTTTATAACAAAGCTTTGTACATACTCCAATTCAACATCAGCGAATATCGGTTCATAAACGTTTACGTTTCTCACGAAATCGACTTCAGTGACATTAAACTGTTCGTTTTGGTCCGTGATAACGTGGGTTAATCCATTCCAATAAATATCGTGACCACTTGTATTTTTCAAATTGTACCTCACTTGGATAGTTTTTAACCCATCCTTGCCACTTATAGGGGAAAATTGACTGACGTACTGAGTAAATTCTTGAGTCATATCATCTCGGCTTAAAACTTTAACATCAAGGAATTCAACTTTTATAGGATCTTCTTTAATGTTTTCGTCTATTGTTTTTATCTTTTCTAATGTCACAATGCCCGTTTGATCAGTTGTAGATTCACCGATTTTGGTTAATACTTGATCGTCCTTTTGTTTATCCTCACTTTTATCTTCTTTTTCAGTGGTTTCATTTTTAACAGCTTCTGTCTCTGTATCTTCTGATTTGTCATTGGTAGCTTCTTTATCAGAACAAGCAGCTAGTAATATTAGTGCAACAATAAGTAATATCTTTTTCAAACTAAAGTCCCCCTTTTCTGTATCTAATTCTACATTGTTTATCGTCATTCCTCTATTGATTTTAAATATTCCTTCCTATAATCCTTGCAAATCAAAGAAGGTGGCACATACACTTTATCAACTTTATCTATACTTAATATCTCTTGCCATGTAATACCCTGGTCCAACAATTCAATTAACTCTCTATTCTTTTTATGTTGCCGTTTCATATTTCTATACGCTTGCACAAGGCAAAAAGATTCATGTGCCATATACAATGTGAAGATACTAATAAATAACATGCTTCACACCTGCTTTTTTACAAGCTTCTCTTAATTTATTTTTACGAAATTCTGATAAAGAGTGCCAAATCAATATAGGTGTGTGGTTGAACTGTTTAAATATCACGTTGGATAACTCTCTATATTTAGCTATCTTTTCAATGTTGGTTTTCATTGTTTGTTGGTTATCAATTTCCACAAAGTGAAATTCACCACGTTTTTTAAAGGTTGCATCTGGAATTAGTTTATTATCTCCCCAAGTGACCGGTCTCTCCTTATACCACTCTTTAGGCATTCCTAATTTTATATATAAATCATTCCGCATTAGTGTATGAGTGATCCAGGACTTTTTAAGATCACCTTGCTTTGAACCAATCCTTTGCTTTCCCCGATTTGACAAATAATATATCTTCTTTTCATAACGTGCAGCATTAATTAACTTCTCCTTTTCCATGCATTGCAGAATTCTTTGAGCGTTACGATCTCCACCTAGATTATTAATTATCTGAAGCTGTTCTCTTGTGGCATAAGTCAGATTATCCAAAGATAACATGATCTGTTCGTGTCTCAGGTTTTTCTTTTGCTGTTGTGCTAACAAAATAATCACCTAACCTTTCTTTAATTTCCTCTTTACTTATAAAAGGGGTCTGCACTAAATATTCATCCACTGTTTTATATATTGCTCTTCCTGGATACTCCAACTTCTCTGCTCCTGGTTGGTCGATAGCAACTCCTGATTGCACAGATGTTGTGAGTCTAAACGATACCCTTGCAACCGCATTTGCTTTAATTTGATTATTTAATATCTCTGCAGTAGGGTATTGCGTTCCAAATATCATTTTATAACCGATTTGCCCAGCAACTCTTGCTACATAACTCATAATTCTTTGGCAGCCTTTTACATATTCTTTGTCATCATCTGACATTGTAGGACTAGGAGCCAATTCTCCCGCCTCATCAATAATGATTATTTTTCTTGTTGGTATGTTTCCTTCTTTTGCATTTTCCGCATCAATGGATTTTAAATAATCCATATCCTTTTCAATGTCTTTTTTAACCATAGAAAGAGCCTGGTAAGATTCTTTATAATTCCCGGCCATAATTTTGACTTGTTTTAAATTTCTATAACGATGAAAAGCTAAACCACCTTTTAAATCTAAAATATAAAACTCTACACCATTAGGATTATTTTCAATTAGATGTGTCATCATCATTCTCATAAACACCGTTTTGCCCCATGTTGTTGAACCAGCAACAATCATATGTGGAATTGTATCGAAATCATGATAAATAACCCCTTCTTGTGACATTCCAACCGGAATAGACCAATTACCTTTTAATTTAAATAAAGCATAAGGATAGCTCTTATTTAACTTTTGGTTGTATACGTTGATATGAAGCTTAGTATTCGTAAAGGATATTTTAACTGGCCTGTTCAATACCTTCTCCAGAACCTCTAGCCTCGGGTCGTCAACTAATCCATATGGAACATGATACGTATATAAGGTGGATGTTTTAGTTTTGTGAGTTTTAAATAATTTTGGTTCATGATCTCCGACTTTGTAATTAATATTCCTGAATGTGTGTTGAATTTTTTCTTTGTCATTTTTGTTCCACTTTGCAGCAGCGTAAATAATAAAACTAGCCAAGCCACCGCCGATCAATAAATCCATGTTCGCACCTCTATTCGGTTTATATTTAGTAAAACGAATATACGGTTGTTGTTAGATCAATAGTTTGATAGACAAAGACAAGTAAGAAAAATTATTTCATAAAAAGAAGGAATGAATGAAATGAATGATGGAACGGACGAATTTTTAAAATGCATGTGCTTGCGACTATTCATTTGTATATTCGCTTGTAGTAATAGTATAGTCAGTTTTTTAAAATGTATACCTAAAAATATAAATAAATTTAAACTAATTATATAAAGGTTTTTATATCATAAATGTGGAAATGATTATATAGGTGATGATATGAAAAGTCGTATCGGTTATTGGATTGAAATTAGAGGATATAAAAAAGTATGGGTGGCTAAACAAATAGGAGTTAGCCATGTAGTATTATCAAGATGGATTAATGATGTTAGCATACCGTCATTGGTTAATTGTTTTAAACTAGCCGACCTCCTAAACTGCAAAGTAGATGATCTGTACGAAAGAACATCAAAATAAAAAAGCCCCTCGTATGAGGGGTTAATCTATATACACATCTAACACATTATCTAATTTTATTTCTTTACCATCATTAAGTTTTATTTTGCTTGTATCTATCTTCACCAATTTACCCTTCGCAGTTAAATAATCACCATTATCAAAATGTTTAACCTCAACAGTCAGATCATTATGCAGTGCGCATTGTAATTTAAAACCAATGTCTAATTTCTGCTGTTCATCCAGGATCGGTTTTGTCTTTTTGAGCAATTCTTTTTGATGTTCACGGATCCGCTGCTTATGCTCTGGCAACATCATCCTAGTTGATTCCCACATTAAATTAAGACCAGGAGTCAATTTGTTTGGTTTCATCTCTATGCCCCCATTCGCTTTCTAATTGATCCAACGGACAAGATATTATCTAATTTAAAGGTGCGTACTTTCTTTTTCTGATAACAGTAAGCCAAGACCATACCCCCATTTATTTTGAGTACACGAATAATCCGTTGCGAAATATGATTATCTGCAGCAAGGTAAATCATTTCAATTTTTTCTTTATTATCAATCGAACGTATAAGTAATCCTTTCATCATAAGACCACCTTTTCAGAACAATTGTTCTTATTATATCATAAAACACGAACACGTATGCGGTTATTTTGTTAGAAATTTTTTCTTATTTTATGACACCAAAAACCCTTCTCATTTCGATTATAGGTTTAGGAGGGGATTTCTTATGGAGAAAAAATTAGAAAATCATATTGCAGGATTTGGTACATTGAAGGATATGCAGCATTTGGAGGATGATTACTATGGAGAATGCACGGATGCAGGAATGACAGTAAGGTGGCGGAGTGCTTATGATGATACTCCTAGTAAGAAGGAATGTGATGAGTTGAGTGCGGAGTTGTCTGGGGAAGTTGTTGTCTACAAAATAAAAAAGCCTCTTAATTGAGGCTTTTGTAACTAGAGACATAACTTATTACTTTTGCATTTTTCGAGATGGAATATCGAAATTTTTCACAATTATATCAGTAACAAGTTTAACTGAATAAAATGAACCAATAGTCATTGACCAGAAAAAATAAAACCAGATTCCTACTCCAATAGCAGAGTAAATTCTTCCAGGAGAAGGGGGTAATAACGTTATTATTATGGATATAGTTACTACTATCAACCCATGATGTATTAACTTCCTAAGGCTTATATATAATCTTGATTGAAAAGAAGGCATTACATGTTTAAGACGTGCAAACGCAGGACTTTCCTGTAAGGTGATTAACAGTGTCAAAAACACCCCGTTAACCCCAATTACTATTGATGAAAAAGTGATTACATTGCTAACTGTATTTCTTATACCGTCAATTAAATAAAAATAATAAAAAGAAGCTGTTACCAATCCAAGGACTATGCAAATTATCAAGGAATACTTTTCCCAAATAACCTCAAGTTTATCTAGAAATTTTTCCATATTCAGCCTCCTCAAACTATTCGCTTTTAACGAACCAGTACCCTTCTGAGATCTGTTCTTTGATTATCAAATGCTTCCACAAACGTTTGATAGAGGTATTCGTGCCCTACGGTTTGTCTTGGCGGAACATCAACAGATACTCGTATAGTCATTCGTGGTTCAATTAAGTTTATTGTTTCGACATCTGCTTCCTCATTATACAATGCGGTTACTTCCATTTTAGGTTTAGTTTCACCCATTTGTTCAAATTGTTGTAATGCTTGCTGAATATATTCTTGATCTAAAGAGGAAGTCCTTTCTGTTCTTCCCAATGATATTGTGATGTCTATATTAAGTCCACTGCTTTGATGCAATAATCGACCTGCATCAGTTAATAAACTTCCATCATTTAGAGCAGCATCTAACATAAAGTCGGAACCTTTAACTCTAATTTTTTTATAATAATCAGAATTAATTACTCTTTGAACTTTTGAACTATCTATGATTGGAGTTAGTTTTACGACTAGTGGTACGTTTTCAGTTCTACCTATTTCATCCATATATTTAAATCTTAGTTGTGTAAGAACATGTTCGGTTTGCGCTACAGACAAACCATATAAGTTAGATTGCATAATAAGTGCTTTATACCTATTATCAAAAATAATACTGTTGAATTCCCCTATATATTCATCTTGTTCTAATAAAATATCCTCTTTTATTTGTCCGAACCTCTTCTTAGACGGTATATTTGTCTCTCTTAGTTTAGATAACTGAAAACTGTATAGATCTCTTCTTTGGTCGTATTGATAGGAATCTTTCTCAACTTCTGAGTATTCCGTTCCTATATCAACAGTTGTTTCAAAGTCATCCTTATGAATCATTAAATGATCAAGAAAAACTGACATATCCCAAACATTAGCTTGAAACTCCCCTTCATCTTCTTCATTTAAATCCTGCCTAATTACATATTCCGCCGGCACTAGATTAACCTCAAAATAATTAAACCGTATATATTTTCTTACCATAAGAAATTCCCCCTTTTTTTGTCAATATTCTAGACAAAATGTGGAAAATCCTTCTTTTTTACTACTTTTTATTTCTTTTATTATATAACAGGAACAAACGTTCCGTAAAGAATTATTTTACCCCTCTCAAACGAGAAGGGCTTTTTGCTTACAAATTACCTTCATTCAATCGCCTTTGAAATTCTTTTACAACTTCACTAGGAAAGCTCACTCGCTTGTCAACTATTAGCATTTTCCATCGCTCTTGCATATATTCAATAAGCCTAGATGGATCAGTAAGGATTCTATCAACTGGCGTTTTCGCCCATATCTGCATAGCTTCGATTAGATCACTACCGCCTTCACCAAACTCTACAGATGGAATGTTCTTTGTACTGAAGTTTACAGGTTGTCCACTTATTTCACCATCTACTTTTGTACCAAAGTGCTTTTGTGCCTTTCTTGTAGTTTTCGGTCCCCATTTGCCATCGATTATTAGATCGTCATCATCGTTTTCAATTTCGTGTGATTTCACTTGTTCGTTGCGATCGACAACCTGCTGCTCGTCTTCTTTAATCCCATCAATAAACGTACTCCACACATTCAATAATAAATGCGGGCAATTCTTACCGCTCCAATGTTTATGCGGTACAACATTATCAATACAAATGCTATGCTCTTTCATTAATTTGCGAACAAGCCATTGAGCATTAGCAACTGCCTTTTGAAAATCACCGTTTGCATTTTCACATATTTCAATTCCAATCGATTTACGATTACCTGGTCCGTTCTCACCATCACCTGCATGCCAACCAGCTTCATCAATTGGTAAATGTTGATATATCACTTCATCATCTACTGTGAAGTGCCATGATGTATACCTACCACTTGCACCATTCAATAAATAACGCGAATGCATTTCCGCATCCGCGCCTTTTGAATCGTTAGCAGTATTATGAATTGTAATAAACTGTGGATTCATATAAAAGCCTGGTCGTTGTCTAATCTGTGATTCTGGTATAAAACGTTTAATGATTTTAACCATTACGCAACATCCTTTCTCGGCTTATGATAGGTCCTAGCCTGTTTGCTATCACTAGTTCCTGCTACAGTTGGGTCATTAACCACACCTAAAATAACTAAAACCGCAAACACCGCATTAATAAAATTAATAGCTTCCTGTTTAAATACTTCTGTTGCAAAGTCAATACCAAACCACCCTGCTACGATTTGCGCCACTAATAGCAAAGCAGGGATAATTGTTAACCAAAATGTTTTATTTTTTAGTCGTACTTTCCAGTTGATTTTCATACTTTCTTCCTCCTTGTAGGAATTTTCTCCCTTCCTGTCGAATATTGGTAGTTGGAAGGGAGGTAAATATAATGTTACGTATTAAATTTAGTGATACCGTTCGTCAAGTTTTGGAAAAACACGGTATCAAAGATGAAAAATTAGAGTCTGCTCTAACAGACTTATTTAATGGTTTTGAAAGACGTTTACTTTCTACTGATTTCGTAGAAGAATTCACAGAACAACAAGAGTTCCTAAGAAACAGAAGAAACCAATTTAGGGGATGATACTATCCCACTTTAAAAACCTTTCCGTGAGATGAAAATTCTAATATCTCACATTTGAATATGAGTAATTCAAGTCGCTCTTCTACCGATTGGGTGGCTTGAATTTCTTCATTAATAGCCATAAGTATAGAACCTGTTGACCACTCTTCTGTGATTTCACGTAATTTCTCTGCTTTACCCATTATTGAAAACACTCCTTTCGTTGTTTATTACGTTCAATATTACTTGCTACAACTTTTCCGACTTTTTTACCATCTAGTAATACCTGAAGGTTGCGTCTAGGTACATCAACTTTCCTTTCCAATTCAGTTACACGTTGTTCTAAACGCTTATTTTGTTTACTTTTAAACATGTAAATAACCTCCTAATTAATAGTTGTAAAAATGGTATATAAAAAGACGACAATCGAAATTACGACTGCCGTCCAACTTGGTAAAGTTTTTTTCCAATTATCTTTTTCTGCAATAATACGTTGTACATCTTCTTTGCTAGCTTTAGTACTGACCTTTTCCTGAATTCGATCAATATCCTTTTCATTTTCAAGTGACCGTCTATCAGCGCTATTTGCCGTGTCATAAGCCTGATCTACTTTTGGCTTCATATCAAGCAAACTATCAAGCTTTCCGTTTTGATCTGCAAGCGAGACCTTAACCTCCATAAGTATAGTCATGAATTCCTTCATGTCCTCCACTTCCTTGTTGTCAGTCATTTCAGACCCCCCCTACATTTGCGACTTAAATTCATCAGAAAAAAACCACTCCTAAAAATGGAATGGCTTTTTTACATTGATTTAGTTAAAGTAATTTCTTTTTTCATAAATTTAAATTTTTCATCAAAGTTTTGCTTACCTCGAGCTAAATCCGTCAAAGTTGCCATTCTTGCAAAGCGTACACCGATAAACTCATTTTCAACCTTAACATCTTTACATCGAACCTTTTCTCTTTCCAGTGCAACCTCCATGTAACTTTTAAAATACTCGTCACCTTTTATTTGCTGTAATAAGTCCTGGATATAATCGAACATTTCTTTTGTGTAGTCGTACACTTCTCTATACTTTGGTATATATCCCTTGTGTATAACATTATTTCTAAAAGATATTTGCTTATTATCTATAATTGGTGGGTTTCGATTAAATTCATTTATATATGAAAAGTAGAAAGCCCCTAATTGACGTTCAGACATATTTTTTACTTGTTTCCACATTCTATCAACAACTGTAATATCTACTCCTCTTTTTTGCAGAAAAGTTCTAATACAGAATTCATGGAAACGTTCTACACTAGCTGAAATACTAGCTACAGATTGAATCAAATTCCCATCCATTAAAGCTAGTGCACCAATGTCAAATAAAATTTCAAACTTTTCGTCATGTGACAAAACTGTCGTGGTGTGCCCTCTGCTACATATTAATTCATACACACCAGATTCATTAATCTCAAGTTCAATATAATTAAAATTATTTACTCCGTCTCGTGAACATATGCTACAATTTTGCATCAATTTCATTATATCCCCTCCATTTTAATATTTTAACATAGGGGGATTTTTGATATGAATATTTTATTGAAATATCGGAATAAAAATAACGCCTTACTTGGCGTTTGATTTCTTAGAATTCACTTTGTTTATTTCTAGTACATTCCCAATAGATTTCATATCTGAATGGCATTCAACCTGCATGATTTACACCTCCCTTATAATGAAAAAGAGCCCAAATACGGCTCTTTTTAACTAATCGTCATAAATATTTAGGATAATAGTATACTCGACAGTTCCACTTGGGATTACCTGATGTATCTCTACATACTTATGTTTCCCCTTCTCCTTAACATGTTTAACCATGTCATTTAGAGCTGGTCCAAGTTTTGAACCATCTAATTTAGAAGTATAAATAGATTGATACTTTTCCATAATTATAGCTTCCTTCCGTCTACTTATTTCGACAAAAATGAGGATTATCCTTTATTCAGCGTCTTTATCACCTTCATATTTAGCTAGCTTCTGCTCCAATTCCTCAGCATATCTTACAATCGCATTTTTAGCTGCCACCTCGTTGGCTAGTTGAATTTTTAAACCTGCGATATCATTTGCTAGTATATTCTGTACCTCTTTTGCATCATATTTAATTTGTTTCACAATGTCTCACCTCCTTAATTACCCATATCCATCCAGTACGTATTTTCATAGCCGATACGTTCACCAAATATCATAAAGTCACATGTGCAATCAGATTCACTTGTAACAAAGAATCTATCTTTCTCTTTACGTATCTTGACAGGTTGATTCGGAAATACTGCATATTTCGTAATTGCTTTTGCAAAGTTTGTATCCATTAATATTTCTTTTTCGATAGTTGCAATTAAGTTAATACCAGCAATCATTGTTGATAGAAGTACCTGGGGACTATCTATTGGAGACATACCCAGTACTTTGTTATCAATCTCAATCGATCCACCGGACTTTGTACCATCACCGAAGAATGCATGTCTTTGGGTTCCGCCAATATAGAAAAAGATATTCCCTAGAGAATTCTGCATGATATAGTTATCATTGCTCTGTAGCCACCTTGAACTACCCCCACTCGAATCAATGGCTGCATTTCCAGATAGTGCAATACGTTTATCCACTACTATTTCGGTAGTATTATATAAGCCAAGATACAATTTACCTCCAACCGCATTTACAGACACATTGCCGTTTGCATGATCAGCAACCATGCGATTTGAAGTATTGTATTTACTGTATACATTTCGAACAATGACATCTTCACCAACCATTTTTGCCCCACCATCAATACGGATCTCTCCACCATTCGAGGCAATATTTTTCGCTTTAAAGTTGGTATATGCTGTATCATCGGTATTTCTTACTTGAATTTCATCAATAGCAGAATGAAATTTTAGCATCGATTTACCACCATAGACCTGATAAGTATCAGAACCTAATGGAGTGAATCCAAATGAACCCTTGATACCTAGATACTTTAGACCGTTTGCAGCAAGCGATAATTCATATTGCTTATTGCCTTCGAGTGAGTAGTCTAAATAAATACCATTTACGGCATATTTAGCTGTTAGGCTTGATGAATAATCATATGCATAGTCCGTAAAGAAATCAGAACGCATAGATAGATTCATTTCACTATCTTCTATCCACATGTCGGAAAAGTCTTTACGTATCGTATTACCATCAATGGGTCTCTCTGATTCAATCGAACTTTCAAATCGTGATCCTAAAATAGTTGCTGCTTCAATATCCCCACTAAAATAACCATTTTCAGCGTGAAAGTTTCCAAGTAGATCCATCCAGTTAACCGGTGTACCTTCTGCATCATATTGAACAAAACCGTTTACACCATCCCATTCAATGCGCGCACCACTTTCAGCGGTTCGTAAAGGTATAGCTCCAACATCAATAACACCTTCTGTTAACCTGGATGCATTTTTGCTTACTTGATCTGTATAGTAAGTAGAATCATCATAAATCGCTTGGTTTTGTGAGTCTATTGTATCTGAGTCATACGTGCCAACCTCGCTCGCTATAGTCGGAGTCATTTTCACCCAGGTATTAGCGTTGTTAACTTTCGCTACGTATGGTGTTTGTGTTGTATCCACCCATGTTACATCAGTATCATTAGGTGCAACGGTGGAAATTATTTTTTTAGGCTCAGCATATGTCTGCAATTCATTCAGGCTTACTTTATTCCTAACTTGTTTCTGCAGTGATTTCCAGATCGCTTTGACTTCATCTTCGGTGTACTCGATGTAATCGCCAAGAATTACACGTTTCTGTGACTTGTCACTTAATGATCTACCTTGGTTATGCACTCTAGCTTCTAAATAAAGGGGCGGGTTAAATTTCGTCTCTTTAATTTTAATCGTGTCACCAAATCGAATTTTCTTGTTTTCCATACCTGGTACGTGTTCAAGATCAGCGATGTCGCTCTCATATTCCATAATAGCTTTAACGCGTTTATCTAATTCATTTTGTGTTAACTCTCGTAATCTTTCTTCGGTTATTTCTTCGTCCGTAATGGTAGGCTCGTATTTATCTACTAGATGATTACCATCTTCACCCCAGCGAGCAAGTGCATCTTTATCTTCAACAAACACTTCTAATCTAGTTCCATCTTCTCTAACAGGACCAAGTCCAACTAATGCGGTGACGATGTTATCTGTATCTTGAATACGTTTTATACCTAGTAAATCTTTCCCAAACGTCACATGTCGACCTCTCCAAGTACCAACTCGTTCTAATAAATCAACATATCTTCTGACAACTTTATTTCCATCAACCTCTACGCGGAAATGTAATTCTAGATCAAACTCACTTGCAATTTTCTTTAGCAAGGAAAACGGATTGGTATGTTCTTCAACTTGAATGGTTCGTACACCATTGTAAATAATCGTACCTGGTTCCCATTTAGTGCCTGATAAAGCCGTGCCAGCCGCTTGTGATACAGTCTGACCATTCAGCGTTTGAGGACTTATTACTTTTGCTTTAATTAAATCAATATAGGATGCTGAAGAATTAACATCAGTTAATAGTACACCATTTGGATCCCTGTAATCGATTGGACGTGTAATAATGAATTCAATATATTTCCCGTCTTCATCTGGAATGATGACTTTGTTACGCCCTTCCAAATACCTTGAATACTTTTTATCGGCGAATGTGGTGAAGTCAAATGTTTCCAGATAATCCTTTAACGATTTTTCGTGCCAATCATTCCAAAACTGACCAAAAGGGATTCGTGTAAGTACATTATCTGATTTGTTCGTAATAATAATTTTTGGTTTCGACATCTAGTTCACCTCCTACTTGTAAGGCGGACGATAGCGTAAACTCGAATTAAATTGATCACTAGGTAAAGAAACTAATTGGTTAGGTCCTGGTTGCAATTTAAAAAAGTCAGTGCCAAAATCCACTTGATCTGTTATATCTTCACCATTACGCAATACTTCCTCTTTTTTAGTGTCGATCGTTAATATGTCTTCTGGCTCGGCTATATAAGGTATGGCACCGGGTTGTTGATTTATCTTAAATACACTCAAGGAATAAATACCACCAGCGATAGGTTGATTTGTACCGAATTGCCCCATGTGAACAACCACTTGAGCAACGTTTAAAGAATATAAACCTTCTGCATCTCTCCATTCAGATGCACGTCTTGTATGGTGTATTCCTGTTGAAGTATCAACCATGGCAAAGTAAACACGCCATTTAGTACCTTCTCGTTCAATTCGTAAAATTCCGTTGAAATTGTTCCAGTTACCGTCAATGTCGCCTGGTTCGTTTATAAGATAATGATTATCATCCACATTGCCAGCTCTAGCCTCACCCCAACCTAAAGCTCGTCCAGCTCTTGTGTCTTTCGTTGCTACTTTTGCCACTTGATTTCCGTTTACATCTAATAGATACAATTCAAGACGGCCAACTTGAGTCGCCCCGGCATTAAACATTGCGATAAAGGCTTCCAATCGGAAATCAGTTAACACTTCCGGTAATGAATGTTTTTTAGCTGGTCCGTGCCAAGATGAACCCGTTCCGTAATTTGCTGCTTGAAATCGTGTTCCATTCGTTTCCATAGTGCCTGCAACTGTACCATCTATTTCACCACTTAAAGCATCTGTCCACCCATTCAAACTAGTTGCATCTGAATATAAAATACGCTCGTACTTTCTGAACGTGCTGCCTGTTACAACATCAACTGGTTTTCCAATTAGAATGTATTCGTTGTTCTGATTCTGAATCATGGCAAAGGTAATAGGTGCCAGTACTTCTAATGTAATTATTGAATTGGCTTCTGCGGTACCGATATTTTCGATGTCTAGAACACCGTTAGTTGGGAAAGTGTATGGTATTTCTTGGCCATAATTATACGGATCCGCACACAAAAATTGAATCGTACCTTTTCGTTGATCAACAAACTTCTCAAAATCATTCATACTACCTTGGACTTTAGCATAATAAATTCGCCCTGGGTCATCATCAAATTGTAATTCTACTGGTTCATCAGTAATCAACCATCTTTTTAATTCGTCTAGGATTTGTTGAGCATGATCATCATCTTTAACAACGAATCCAATAGGTTGATTAATATAAAGTACATCTGTATCACTAGAAATAATGTGTGCCCCTGGCATTCCAGGAACGTGCAACAAATTATTATTAATAGGAGCGAAAGGAGATTTACTTCGCCCACTTAACAAATATAACCAGTTTTTTCGAATTCCATTAAAGGTTAGTGATTTATGTGGCAAAGGTCTTCCTCCTTCCGTGATTAAATTCCTGAATTTTAGTAATATGTGGTTCTTGAATTGTTGCTAGATTTCTGCCATCAACTTGAATTATTTTTCCTTCGCGAACAGCTCCAATTAGTTCCCTTAACAATCCAGCAACAACACCTGTTTCCTGAGGTTGATTACTTAACTGACTGACAATTCTATAAGCTTCACCAGGGGCTCTTGCACCTTCTGCATATCCTGGTAAACGATTCAATGCACTTAATATTCTTTTCGATTCATCATGTGGGAAAACTTCGTACCCGGATGGGCGGTTGTACATACCAAAGTTAAGGATTTCCCATCTGTTACCCTTTCGACCAAGTTCCCATCCTTCTTCACCTGCTATAAAATCACCACCTGGATGGAAGTCAGTTCCGTCTGCATAACCTGGACTGCCCGATACCATTCGGTGGATACTTAATGTTTTACTAATTGGATTTGATAAATCTGCATCTATTCTACTAATACTTGGGTCAGGATTAATGAGTAACCTTCTAGCAATCGGCGATGTTAATTTGTCTTCTAACCCTGAAACCGTTGGATTTGGGTTTATTTCAAGATCTTTGAAAATTGTCATTCCAGCAACATCGTTCATTTTCTCTAATTTTGATGTTGCGACATCGATTTTTGTTTGTTGCTCATCTAACTTCCCTTTTTGTTTTTCATATTCCGCTGTAGTTAATTCCCCTGCCTTATGTTGCTTTTCTAATTTTTCCCTGGCAGTATCAATTTCATCTTGTTCTTCTTTCAGCTTTTCTACAGCTTTACCTTTTTCAGCAACTATCCCTTGTTCATATAGAACCATTTGAGCGTAATCGTCTTTTAACTCTTCGAAATGGCCTAGTTCCTTTTCGTTTTGCTCGATAGATGTTTTCTTTTCTTCTATTCGTTCTAAAAGATTATCATAAGCTTCTCGGTCTGCATCTAACAACTTCTTAGCTATGCGATAATCATGACCACTTAACCCCGTCAAGGCTTCCTGATCTTCTATCAATTTCTGAAGTTTTTCATCCCGAGTTTGTTCTAAACCTTTTAGATCTTCCTGAAGTTGCTTTTGTTCAGCTAATCGGTCTCGTTGATTTATTATTTCACTAGATAAGGCGTTTTGTGTTTCGCCTGTCAAACGTTTTCTTTCCGCATCATTCAGTTTCTTTAACTCATCAACTACACCAGCATAAGCATTCCCTTGATCAGATATTGCATCAACTGTATTCGGAGATTTGTCAATAATCTTATCATTTAACCCTAAAAAATCTTCCATTTCATCATTGGTTAAGCCCGATTTTTTAAGCAGTTTCTGCTGTTCATCAGTTAATGATTTAATTGTATCTTCACTTTTTGCATTCTTTAACTCATCCATGATATCCATATATCGCAATACTTCATCAGTAGATAACTTGTTTTTATCCCGTAATTTTTCATAACTCGAAATCAACTTATCAGTAGAATCGATTTCTTTTTTACGAGTATCAATCATTTTGAGAGTTTCCTCTAAGCTTCTTTCGGTGTCCTTTGTGAGATTGTATATCCCTAATCCCAAAGCACCTACACCCGCAATAGCTAAACCAAATGGACCACCTCTCAAACCCATTAAACCGATTTTGCCAAGTAATCCGGAACCACCTTTTTTCCCTAGCAGCCCAGTTAAACCACCGATTCCTTTTGACACTCCACCGACTGTAGTAGTCAAACCACCTAGCACCATACTTGCTGGTCCGACAGCCGCTGCAAGTGCAATCATTTTTAGTACGGTTTGCTGTTCTTCTTCAGTCATATCTGAAAATGCTTGTGCTCCTGACTCAATCTTTTCAATTAATGGTTCAGCCGCATCGATGGCATCCATTACTGCAGGTACCAATGCTTCGCCTAGTGTAATACCTACATCCTTGATACGATTCCACATGATCTTTAATTGCGATTCAGTTGTAGCGTAACGTTTCTCAGCTTCTTCAGTTAAAGCAGTGTTTTCCTCCCAAGCTTTAGAACCGATGTTAAGCGCATCGGTAAACACGCCACTCGCGTTCGAAGCACGTAACAAGGCATCACGTACCCGGATTTCGGAAAAACCTAAATCTTCAAGAACACCAAACGTGTTACCGCCCTCTTTAGACATTTTGCCTAGCCCTGAAATAAACATCATGAGGGCTTTTGAAGCATCTTGCTCGAATGCTTTTGCAAACTCTTTAGAAGAAACACCTGCTACTTTTGCGAATCCTTTTAATTTCTCATCGGTATTAGCAACAGAATTAGCCATATCAACCATTACACGGCTAAAACTAGATCCCCCAGCTTCTGCATTTATTCCAACCGAACTAAGTGCCCCGGAAAATGCTAGAATTTGTGATTCAGATAAACCGATTTGTTCACCAGCACCTGCAAGCCTTAATGCCATTTCCGTAATTTCTGATTCAGTTGTGGCTAAGTTATTACCTAAATCAACAACAGTGGATCCTAACTTATCAAAGTCATCCTGGCTCATACCTACAATGTTAGCAAATCTTGCAAATGTTGTTGCTGCTTGATCACTTGTTAAGTTTGTAGCTACACCCAAATCAACCATAGTACGAGTGAATCCTTCAATAGCTTCTGTTTTAATACCTAACTGTCCTGCTGCTTCAGCTACTGCTGCAATCTCTGTAGTAGATGCAGGTATCTCCTTAGCCATATCACGGATACTAGTGCGTAAATCTTGTAATTGTTGGTCCGTTCCATCAACGGTCTTTTCAACACCAGTAAAAGCCGTTTCAAAATCCATAGCTGCCTTAAAGGCTGCGCCACCTGTTGCTAACAAAGGCAAGGTAACGTGTGTAGTAGCAGTACGACCAAACCCCATCATGTTTTGACCGGCAGTCGTCATCTTGTCACCTGCGCTTTTGGCGTTATCGCCTAACTTCTTCCACGGGTTTATTTGTTCGTTTATGTTATCCGTGACTTTTTGTAATTGAGTTTCAGTTCGATTCATTTGAGCTCGTGCATTATTGTAGTTATCTGCTAAATTTTTTGTAGCTTTTGCATTCTCACCGTTTGCTTTCTTAGAAAGTTCGTATCGTTTCGCAAGCTCTTTTACTTCTTGCTTTTGCGTTTTAAACTTTCGTGACAAAATGTCAGATTGTTCACGTAAACCTTTAAGACTATTTGTGTATTCCTTACCTTGTGACTTAGCAACGTTCATTTCAGTACGTAAGCCTTTCAAGTCACGTTTGAAGCCTTGAAGTGACCTGGTGGTATTATCATCTTCCCAGGAAAGCTTTGTCCGTAGTGTACCGACTTCTTTGGTAGCCATTTATCCACCTCCCTACCATATGTCACTGAGGTACTGATCACGTTCAGATTCACTATCTTCACCTAATAATTCATAAAAAAAGTGGACATCTAACTGATCAATTTCAGCCATCGTCCACTCTCTGCCTTTTACCACTTGACCGTTTGCTAAGGGTGTAGGTTCAGGAAACATTAGTTTTTTGTATAAACGTTTAAGGGAAGTGTACAGCTCTTCGGCTGTCACTCCCCTGTTTGGTTTCCCTCATCTTCCTCTTTTTTCTCTTTACTTTTTTTCGGTTTAATTCCGTACACTGCTTCAGCTAACTTTTCCTTTGCATACTCGCTACTTACGCCTTTGTATAATTGATCTAAAGTGAATTTCCCTTCGAAGATGATGTCTGGCAAGATAGAATACATGGCATCATCTTCTTCAAGTATCTCTTGGGCAGTTGGTGTTTCCTCTCGTTTCTCGATGTCTGCCTGTATTTCTAAATACTTCCGTTTTGCCAACATCGGTACAAATGGTACGGTAAATGTTTTCTTTTCGCCTTCAATATACAATTCAATATTCATACATTACACCGTAGGAGCCCAGTTTTTATCGATAACTTCGTTAAACCATTCATCAAAAATGGCTGTTTCTGTAATTGTAGGGTCTTGATCCCACATTTTATATTTTTCTGATTTGTCATGAAGGCGTGGAATTGACTCACCAGATAAGTTAGGTGTTTGGTAAGTTGGCGTTTCTTGTTGCGTTTGTTTATTTTCTTCGGCTGGCGCAAGTTTGACTCGATGGATCCAAAAGTACTCATATCCACCACGAGCACTTAGAGCACGTCCTCCGATAGCGATATACGGGGCATCATCGTCTCCGCTGTCTGTGATACCGCCATTAGCATCAATTTCTTTTCCTAAAACGTCAGCTTCTACTTCTTTTTCAAGATACGCTGTATTTAAAGTAACTGCAGTTGGACCCTTTGCTGAGTCAGAAAATAATACCCCGTCATCTGCTCGTAAATTGCCTCGGTTGACAGCTGGTGCTAAGTTTAATGCCATTGCTGGACCAAGTGGCTTTACTTCACCGTAGGTGGTAGATGTTTTATCTTCTGAATCGATTACCGCGTAATGTAGATCGCTTAGACCTTTTATAGCCATACTTACTGAAAGTACATTTTTATTTGTACGTAGTGAAAGTAGCGCTTGTTCTAAAATTTTTTCCAATTTTGTTTTCCTCCTCAAATTAAAATAGCAACCTACTGAATGTCGGTTGCATAACTAAATCGAATTATCTTCCTGTATTTCTGCATGTCTTTTTCGTATGACTCCGATTGAAATATACGTCCAAAACCTGCTTGCTTCATAGCTTGTTTAACTTGTTTTACGAGATTCGTAAAATCACCATTTGAGAATACATCTACCTGAACAAAATCCCTCGTTGAAACTTCATCATCATTAGCATTCAACATGGACGACTCATTATACTCCGTAAAAATGATATATTCATCTGCTGAATTATCGCTAGTCATAGGAGATACAGGAACATTTAAAGGACTTAATGTGTCCATAATAAGTTTATTTTGACTCACATTCCCATCTCCTTTCGTAGTTCCTCAACATAAATATCTAGTATTTCTCCCTTCGTCATTTCAAAAGCGACGGAAGCAAAGGGCTTAGGAGGTATAAATCGACCTGCTCGTACGTTGTAATAGCCAAATTCATGCATATATAAGTAGAAACCTGGTTGTTTTACGCCGCCCTCAGTACCAACGTATACCACACCCTTTTTAGGGTCAGTTCGTATAATGGACTCTTGTGCCTCACCGCTTTTTTCATGCAAACCGTGTTGATATACTTCCTGCTTCATGCGTTCTCGCAATACATCTCCTGCTCTTTTTAGTGCCCTGTTACGAGTTCTTGCAGAAACAGTTTCCAACAATTCAACCTCTCGAATCAAATCGTCAATGCCTTCAAATTCAAGCATTTAATTAACCGCCCTTGCATAGACAGTCATGGTAGTATTCAGACCATCATCGTTTTCAATAGATTCAATTTGATGAGTTTTACCTTTCCAAACCAATTCTAGTTTTTCAGGTCTAACGCCATCATCAAGTTTTTGTTGATAGCGAATCGTAAACTCACGATTATGCTCCAAGTTCTCACTTGCTGCAGCATAAAATGAATTACCTTTTAACGTTTTCAGCTTTGCCCAGGCGTTACAATAGAAAATAGGTTCATTAATTGGAAATCCGTTTTCATTTTGACCGCCTGCAGGTTGTTGGAATGTCAATCGTTGTTTTAGTTCTCCTGGATTGATCGGCTTCATGTCATATCACCTGCTGGATAACAGTATCTTAATTGCCGGGCAATGCTATCAAATGAATGTGGAATCTCATATGAGTTATTACCAATTCTAGATACTTCTCGGTTATCATTCCAATGTTGTACAAGTAAAGCGCAAGCTTGGTCATATTGTTCTTTCATGTCCCCGTTTGTTTCATCAATGGGCCCCACTTCATTTTTAATGTAGACTTTTGCCCTGTTATAAAACTGTTCTAAATCAGCATCGTCTATTTCATCAACTCGGAGATACCTTTTTAAGCTTTCTAATTCTTCAGTAGTGAGTGCCATAACTTCACCTCTTTAAAAGTAAAAGAGAGCGATATTATTCGCCCTCTGGTGGTTCATCAAACGCAGCTAAAAGCTCCTCGATGTATTCCGTAACACCTTTTCGATTTTTGTTTTCCATTTCCTCAGCTAGTAAAGCATTCAATGTTTCTTGATCTAAACCTTCAACAGCATTTTTTGTTTCTTCAACATTACCAGCTAACCTGGGATCTCCTTCCGGTTGCTTTTCCTCAACCACTTCACCTAAATAACCTAAACGTTGTAACTCCTTTACACGTGCTTCATTTGCTTCAAATTCTTTATTTGCAGCATATCTCTTTTTATCATTTTCCTTATCTTTAAACGCTTTAATTACTTTTGCTTTCATTTGAAAATCCCTCATTTCGAATTATTTTTTTATTAAGCTTCTGGCGTAATATCGATTTGACCGTAAACAACAGCTTCTGGATCCCAATCACCAACATCCTCACGTTCGATTGCACGAAATTCAGTAGTATTTGTTCTCCATGAGTTCCCGCCAACTTTCGTCATTTCAACAGACATTTGTTGACGGTCCCAAAGAACGATAGCCTCTTTTAAATCCCCAACAATAAATGGTGCCATTGAAGTACCTGCAGTAACATCCACAACAGTAGCAATCGTTTTATTGGAAAGAACTACAATTTGACGACCAGATAACAATTTACGTGTTGGGTCTTGTGGATCTTCTTGAAGAAGTGGTTTTCCGTTATTATCTTCCAGTTGATCAAGGTAGTTGAAACCATCTTGGTTAGTAAAGATTTTTGCAACCTGTGCATGTGCTGGATCCAAGTCCACGTTAATTGCAGTTTTAATTCCTTTATAATCAGCAAATGTCTTTTTAGTTAGTGCGTTTAATACTGCAAGAATTAAGCTGTTACGTGTTGCTTTTGATTTCTTAGCTAACCATTTCCGTAAATACGACTCTAGAGCTTGGTCAGTGTCAGCAAGTAAATCATTTGGAACAGGTAAGAATCCCGCATAATCTTCAATCGCATATTCTAATCGGTCAAATTTCGGAGAATTAATTTCAGCCATTGCATTCGGATCACCGTATTCAGATAACGGAGCAAACGGTGTAGAATCCGCACGGCGTTCAAGTGTACGAGCACCTTTATTTGTCTTAACGGGTTCAACTGTTACATATTGTTCAAGGTTATCAACTGTGTTTTTCAATTCGTTGATTGTAGTTGTAATGTCTTCAGGAACAATATATCCCCCATCTTCACCTGTCCCCTCAGAAAGAGCTGCTTTAAATTCACTAAGAGTAGACATTTCATCTTCGTTTAATTTGTGTCCACGTAAAGCCTTGAAGAATACAGCTTTATATTCTGATTTTTGCTTAGGTTCTTGTGGCTCACCTGGTAATTGACCGCCATTGTTATTCGGTTCCGGGATAATCCCTAAACCTTGAAAATCCGCTTGCAATGCAAGGAAATCGTCTAGACTTTTCTTTGCTGCTTTCGCTTCTTCAAGTTTAGATTTTGCCTCTTCGTGTTTACCTTCATCCATTAATGCTTGTGCTGCATCTTTCAAATCAGATGCATTTTGACGTAGCTCTTGCTCCCGCTTTGTCATGCCTGCTGATCCGTCCATTTTTATAGAAAGAACATTTTTATTAGTTAGTAGATTGTACATTGCATTACTTAATACATTCTTCAATTCGTTTTCCTCCTTGTTTTTAAACATAAAAAATAGACCTTACAATTCTAATAGGTCCAGTTCGTTTTGAAATTTAATTTTGTCGTATTCGTCTTCATTTGCTTCAGGTTTTGGTATTTCTGGTGGTTGCCCTCCTTTCGTTTCACCCGCTTGCGCCAATAATTTCTGTGGTGTTTTATTGTATTTGTTTAATAAATCGCTGGCACAAGCTGCGATGTTTTTAGATTCGATCACCTCCACGTTGAAGTATTTGGCTGCTTCTTCACCAGTCAGCCATGTTTCTTCTTCCATCATCTGTTTAATGGTTTCGATATCCACACCTTCTTGCAAATTAGCTTTATAGATATCTACTAGACCAGATTCAATTGTATCTAGGTCTTCAGCAAGTTTTCTAAAATCACTAGCGTTGCCAATCGCAATCGTAAGTGGCTTATGAATCATTAAAAATGAATTAGATGGCATAAATACCTTATTGGCAGCAAACGGAATAACCGATGCCATTGAAGCTCCCACTCCGTCAATGTATGCCGTTTTATATGCTTTATTTCGTTTTAACATATTGTAAATACCCAAACCTGCAAAAACTGAACCGCCTGGGCTATTCACATATATATTCAATGTTTCCAGTCCTTCAACACTTTCAAGGACCTCTTTGACATCATCCGGCATAACATCTGATTCGTCCCACTTCCAATCGGTGTTGTCTACAATCTCACCATAAATATAAAGGTCAGCAGATTTATCGGTGAGGTTTTTAACAGTCATCAATTGACCGTTATTGGATTGAATTGGTGTGACACTATTCACTACTGGATATTGAAATTTAGTCCTCTTGATTTCCCTCACCTCCTTTCGTTACTCCTGCCTTAGCAAGTTGATAATCATCCGCAATATCAATAGAAACGTGATTTAGATCTACTCTATGCTTATCTCCACCTTCTATCGCGTTTCTTTCTTCCAGTTCTCTTACTTCGTTAATCGAATATGCCCCTACATCAAGCATTGTTTTATAAAATTCAGCTTGTGTTTTCTTATCAGCACGCAACAAACTTTCAAGATTAAACTTTAAATAATACCGCCTTTGTTCTGAATCGGAAAGGGATTTATATCCGAATTCTTCCTCGTACTGTTTCAGATTCGGGCTCAACGTGTTTTGGATAAATGAAATATTTTCATGTTCAATATTTGAATGGGTTGCACGGTCCAACTCTCCAACCATATGCGGTGGTATATCAAACATAGTTGCTATTTCACTTTTATCAAATTTCATTGTTTCTATGAATTGTGCATCCTTTAACGGCATAGTAATACTTTGAAATTCTAACCCTGCATCTAATATGGCAATTCGCTGAGCATTATCTATTCCTGTGTTTGCCTTTTCCCATTCATCCCGAACAACTTTTTTCGCATCAGGATTTAACATGCCTGGTATCTTCAAAAATCCATTATTAGCTGCACCGTGTTTGTAAAACTTTCCTTTAAACTTTTGGGCAGCCTGCGAACTTCCGATAGTCTCACGTGCCGTCTGAATTGGCGGTTTACCTTTCAATCCGTCTGTAGAAAGTGCGGTAAGATGAATAATGTCTCCTTCACCAATTTTCACATTTTGACCATTTGGTAATGTGGTAAAATACCACAATAGATTAGTGTCAACATCAACATATGGCTCGGTAACTGCTGGATTTAATAACCACAGTTCTTTTGGTCTGCCATCAGCACCCCAATTAATGTTGACGTATGCATTACCCCAGGTATTACGGTGTACTTCGCATAAATGTTTAAACTTAAAAGGGCTTTGGTATGGATTTGGCCTTGTTTCTAGTAACTTGGATAGAATATGTTTCTTTTCCCGTTCTCTACCATTTGCAGATCGTCTAAACATTTGAAATGGAAGCATAGCAATTGCATTCGCTTTTATATTCACACATCGATACACAGTAGGTACTGATAGAGCCGAATTAACTGTTACCTTCTCGCCGCTTGATGCTTCATAACCAAACATCTTCATAAACCAAGGTGCTGGGTCTTTTAAATCAGTTGTTTCTGCTTTAGGGGCTAAAGCATTTTTAAATATCAATGTTTATCACCTCCTTCACCTCCTAGCAATGATAATCCCAATAAAAATAAGCATTGCTGCAAGTACATAATTCCCTGCCAGTATATTTGCATCTATAACCGTAATGAGATACGTATTAACAATTCCTAATGTAATTCCTGTAAAAATTAAAAAATCCTCCAACCATTTGGTGAAGAATGTTGTAAAAAATACGATTATAAAATTTTTAATTGCTTTTGCCATTTACTCACCGCCCTACATTGTCCAATTGTTTAAAAAGTGATTGCTTAAATCCTGCGCACCTCCGCTCATTGCTCTACTAAACGCGTTAATTACTGCTGCCGCAGGATCAATTCTTTCCACTGATTTTTCCTTGTCTAACATAATATTTTCTTGTGCATCCATTTTGGTTATAGCGTTACTTAATGCCCAATGCAGTAAAGGATCTCCAAAATGTTGTACATCTTTTCGATAAGCACCGCTTCTAAGCTCTTTAGTGGGGAATGACAAATGACGTAACATCTGTGGAATCTCTACCATGGTAAAACCGTGATTCTCCAAAATTTGAACTAGATGTGTAGCGTTCCATTTATCATAATCAATCTCAATAATGTTGTAGCCTTCATCACGCATATCCAATAAATGCTGTTCAACATAACTATAATCAACCACACTTCCAGGAGTAGTCGTCAAATATCCTTGGTCTCTCCATATATCAAAGCGTACATTATCCGTGTTGATTCTCTCCTGTAGCCTATCCTCGGGCATAAATGAATGTTGCTTTACTATAAACTTCCTATTTGGTAACTGAAAGACTTTGCCTATACTTGTTAAGTCAGTAGTACTTGATAAATCGAGTCCCACATATACAGGATAAGATATTAGATTCATGGGTTTAATAATTGCTGTTTTCCATTTTCCCATTTTCATATATCCCTGTGGCTTGGCATCTATCCAGACATCCATATTTTTAGTCAAAAAACTGCGCATTTTTTCTGGTTGTTCGAGAGCTACCTTTAATTCTGACCGTATGGCGGTCATCCCCTCGTCATACGTAGCTACAATAGGATTTGCCTTAATCCAATTCGATTCATCTTTTATATCATCAATCAGATTACCTTCATCGTCTTTATCCAATTCGCAAATAATTGCAAAATACTCATCGTTTTCTTGTGGCAAATCAGGATCTAAAATCTTACTTACGTATTCATACTCTTTAAAACATGGTAACGATAAATCAAATCCCGCAGTAGTGATTATGAACATTAACGGTTCTTTACGTGCAACCATACCTGAGGCAAGTACGTCATATATTTCACTGGTATCGTGCCTATGGTATTCATCAACAATCCCTACAGATGGATTTTTACCGTCTCCGCTTTTCCTTGCTTCTTTAGAAAGTGGTATGATTACTGAATTATTCCTATGAATTTCTATTTTGCTATATGCTTCTTTCCATTTCCCGTCTAGCAACTCACTTGTGTTTATACCAGAACGAATTGCCTCATATACTTCTTCTGATTGTTCTTTTAACCAACCAGCTATGAATACACGTTGTTTCTCATCACCGAAGAATGTAATAAATCCAGATATTATTGCCAAGAACTGTGACTTAGCATTTTTACGACCTAGCTGTATATATACTTTTCTAATTTTGCGGGCATCGTTCTTTTTCTTTTTGAAACACAATATGTTAACAGCCAAAAATAACTGAAAATCTACTAATTCAATAGGTTGTCCAGCGAGCACACCCTCAACATGCTTAAACTCATGAGCAAACCAATAAAAGTCGTCAAGTGTTTCTTCATCAAAATAAAAAAGACTGTCGCCATTTTGACACTCTTTGTAATCACGTAAAAATCGCTTAACGGCCCATATATGTTTTTTACCAGCTTTTATATTGCCTGCTAATATTTTATCGCAATAATCAAAAACACGATCAAGAAACGTCATAACCTTCCACCAAATCTTTTCTCTGCTTCAGTTTGAGGCTTTTTATCAGCATCCGTTTTTGGAATAACCAATTTCAAACGAGATGTAATGGATAGACCAAGATCACTTGCTGCAGCTCTGCACTCGTTGAAAAGTGTATTTTTCGCCCGCATTAATTTTGGATAATCATCATTGGCAAACGTTTTGCTCTTACCCTCATCTGTCTTAACTGTTATAGTTGCTTTGATTTTCTTCAAATCTTTTATAAGTTTAATGTATTGATCTCTCGAATCAATGTATCTCGCCAATCCATCCACATCCAGATTACTAAAAATATTTAACCTGATTAGTTCAGCAGAAATATTCTCGAATTCATCTTTTTGTTTTTTTGTTAAGTAGCTAGGGGCAACGATGTTATCCGTAAATCCCTTCATCGCTTCTTCTTGTTCATGGCGTTCTTTTGCAACCTTTTTTGTAATGTGTTTCGAGCGTCCTTTTCCCTCGATAACCGATAGCGGTTGCTTGTTTCGTCCAGCCATCCTTACACCTCCTTTCAAAAAATTATCAAAAACGGGTTTTTATGTGCGCTTGAGGGAGCGTCGCTCACTAAATTGTGTCTAAAAAAGAAACAATTAGGGGGGTATCTTTCCCTTTATCTGAATTGTTCCAGGTTTAAACACAATTATGATTTATGAATTTGATTGTGACAGAAGTGGCAAAGGCTCTCTAGGTTATCTAAATCCAATCGCTTCGACCAATCCTCTTTAACTTCTATCTTATGATGGACCATCTGTGCTGGTCTAAGTATCTTGTGTCGCTTACATCGTTGGCATAGATGGTTGTCCCTCTCCATTGCTAATGCCCTTGCTTTTCTCCATGCAACAGTTTTATAGAACCCATCTGTTTTAGGATCCCGTTTGTACTTGTTGTAATCACTGTTTAATTCTTGCTTACTCTTATAGTGTGTTTCGCAGTAAGCATTACGGGTTAAGTTATTGCAACCTACTTCAGCACATGGTCTCTTAGCCTTGTTCATTGGTTATCTCCTGCTTTAGCTCGGTCATACGTTCATTAACTAACTCCATCATTCTAATTCGGACACTTCTATTACGATGTCCAGTTAATCTGCGTATCTTCTTCTGAAGTTGTCTCACTTTAGGATCCGTAACAAAACAGGTGTATCGTTTATTGCAGTGCTCACAAACAAAGTACGTATGCTTAATTCCTCTGGATAATTGTTCTTCTTTATACTTTATATCTGTGATGTAGTTGCAGTTATCACATAGTCCTGTCATGAGTTGTCACCCCCCATGATTAACACGCTCCTTAATATTTTTGTATATAAAATAAACAAGGCACCAATTTAGGCACCTTGTCCGTCTTTTCTTAGCAATGATGTTTTCTTTTCTTCTTTTTAGGTTTCTTCTTTTTGTCGCATGGATCGTAAATTTTAACTTTATATTCACAACAACAGCAACAACATCTACACTTGCAACAGTATCCGTGGTCACTATACGACATAGTTTACACCTCCTGTTACAATATTCTATTTGTGAAAAATGTTATTGAAACGGCAACAATCTTAAGAGATTCGTATACTTTTGTATATAAAAAAGACACTCGAAAGAGTGCCTAAATCTTAATAAAAAAATATAAAAAGAGGAGTTAAAAACCCCTCTTTCGTTATTATTGTACTGTAAAGGTATTAGAAACATTTAAAAAATCACCAGTTGGATAGAACCAAATTTTAATAATATAGTCGTTACTTGTATCCCATGATGAGTCAGTTTTAATGGATCCTTCGAAGTCACCGTTTGCATCTGTATAGACTACTGTTTCAGTAACGTATTCTCCAAGATAAGGATCTCCTTTGATAACCTCTAACTTTAATTGAGCACCTGGTGGATAAGTATCAGAGTTACCACTAATATAGATAGTTTCACCTTTTTGATACACTTCTTTATCAGTAGATGTATATGTTGCAGCTGACACAGAACTACTCATTACAAATAAAGATAACACCAAGGCAATGGTAAATGTGAAATAAAAGCCTTTGCTTTTGTTCAATATTTGCATCATACTTTCACCTCCTTATTTACTACATTTCGACAAAAAGGATATATTTTCCTTTATTTTTTACAAAATTATTTATAAATGGGTAAATAGAACTAATACATATAAAAAAGACACCTTATTGAGATGTCTTGATTTACTAATAATCTATATTATCTAATTTCGCTTTAATTATTGGATATATTTGAGTAAAGTAATCAATGACGTGTTGAACATTTAATCTATCACCTATTAAATAATCATTTCCTTCCACTCTTATGGAGGTACCGTCAGTAATAAAATCGTTGCCTACTGCTTTATGAAAATTCTTTTGCTTATGCCCTTTTCCTTTGTAGTAAGAAATATCATGTTCGTTCATATTTCTTACATCTCTTAGATCTGGAAATTTATCATCTAACGTCTTTAAAATTTCTTTTAATTCCATGTCAACGTCAGCTAATTCTATCAACCAATCTCTCGCTTTTGCAGCAGAAATCAAGAAAAAGTGTCGATGCATAAAGGTTTGGTCATATATATCTTGTCCGTATTCCAATGAATGCTTGAAAAGATTATTCATATAATCCATATTCCTATCATGTAATTTCATTATAGAATTACCCTCACTTATGGTACTTTTAATCCAGATTCTAGTATGATTTAAACAAACAAATTGATCTAAAATCATACTTTCCACCTCCCATCTATCTACTCAATTCGACAGACAGGAAAATTCTCCTGCTATACTAACAGGAATTAACAAGATTAATATCGAATATAGTAGAAAAGGAGGTGGATTGATCAATGGCTGAAAACATAAAAGTAAAACCTACGCCTATCCAGAGAAATCCTCTAGATGTTGCAATGGAACTTACTAAGATATACATTGAGAAAGGTTTCCAAACGGAACCAGAGAATCTAGAAGATATTTACTCAAGATTTTATGCTGTAGCTGCTACGTTACACCATAAGCATCCTGATTATCTAAAAAAATTAGTTCCAGACGAATTACTATCTAAGATTAAAAAATAAGTGAAAGGAATAAAAGGCACCCATCAGATAATGAGTGCCTTTTGTCAATTCTCTATTAATACTATAGTAACTTATTAAATTGTAAATGCTCTGCTTTTATTCTGCCATTTATCTGCCATTTTAAAAAGGTATTGATTCTGAATAATCAACAGAAACCTGAGTAGGTTTAAAGGTTGGTCTTTCCAATTCTAAATTGTTAACTTCTAAATTTTCATCTGTTTCAATATTACAGCCTACCTGAAAATATCCTGTTCTTGATCCCAAATGAAAATATTCCTCATCTCCAAGTTCGTATAATGGGTTTCTTTCATAAAACTCCATATTAATTTCAAAAAATATCCTTCCGTAAAAAATTAAACTATCGTCAATCACCTCGGACATATCAATCTCGAAATGAGTTAATGTTCCACCAAATGCTTCTAGATAGGTGTAATCAAATATTCCGGTGAATAACTGGCTAGGGTTTACGTAATTCTCCGCAAAGTAACTGATTTCATAATAAATTATATCAAAATAATCTTTTTCAAGTGTTCCTTTTAATCTATTCTGAATTACATTTAAATCTTGCATAGATAACCAAGATTCTTTTTCATGTGATTTCTTAAGTAACTTCAGATACTCGATATTTTCAAAGAGATTCTTTGCGGACAAATAAATAGTAAACGCATCTGAATCTTTCAATAAATCTGGATGCACTTTTGTTTTATCATTAGGATCAGAAAAATCCTTAATATTATTCGTGATAAAAATAGCATCTTTTATGTCATTTTTCTTTACATATTCGACATATGATAACCAAATGATCGCATCTCTAAATTCCTCCTTATTTTTACTAAATGGTTTTATTCTCTTAATAGACCTATTTACAAGCTCAGGCATTAATTTGTTATTAGTCTTAATAATTTTTATAGTTTCTTTATCAATTAATCCTTGATAGTAATCAGTTAAACTCTTCTGATGAAAAGACGCATCATTTTTTGGTTCAATATTATCACTCATTTTAATTAGGTTATTTAATTCTGAATTCACTTTACTTATTTTACTATAGAGTTCATTCATTAATTTCGAGTGATTGTTTAAAATTTCTTGTAATACAACTTCAGACAAATATATATTAACTTCATATTTTTTTGCTAATGTAAGCAATAATTTATTATTAATTGATTTAAAAAATGGATCTGTATAAAGCATATTGGAATCAATAAATATGTCCATCTTCTATCCCCACCACTTTTATTAATTTATTTCAAACAAATCATCTTTTATGTTATATCTAACTATCATATTCATTCCATTTTCGAACCAGAGATATATGCTCATTTTTCCTTCCGGCCTATAATCATTTACATATGAAGCCAAGTGAGAGTGCTTATTGCAAAACCTTTCATAAATATCCCCATGAGTTATTATTTCGTTATTATCTATATTCATCAAATACCCCCCTACTTATTTATCTAAATTTTAACTACCCAATTAATGTAATTAATTACCCATATCTTATATTGTGTTGAATCTATATAACTCTGAAATCCCTTGATATATATAATTCTATCATAACTATCTAAAATGAGTTACACATTGTTTATTTATGGATAATTAATGAGTTTATAAACGCCTACAAAATATTTCAAACGATTTTTAACAAAGAAAAGACGATCAAATTAATGATCGCCTTGTTTAACTCTTGCACCATTTACTTCAATAACTATTCAGAAGCTACAAGTTCTACTTTTATCCTATCTGGGTCTTCAAAATAAACGGCATAATAATCATTCCCCCCAGCAAATGGGTGTTTATCTAAGTAGAGAATATTGACTTCCCTTTCTTTCAATTTGTTCGTCAACTCGTCTACTTGTTGACGTGATGATGCGTGAAATGCTAGATGATTAAGCCCTACTCTACATCTATGATATGGAGGGTCCTGAAACCTATCTTCTGCTTGAACAAAAACGATGTAAGTGTCACTCAATTTCCAACTGTGACCACTTTCCCATTCTTGAAAAGAAGTATAACCTAATTCTTCTAGGAACCATCCCCAAAATTCAACAGTTTGTTCTAAATCTGAAACATATATCTCTATGTGATGCAGTAATCCTTGTGGCATTATAAATCCCCTTTACAATCACTTAGTTCTTCTTCAACTCTTCTGCCCGTTACTTTAAGTACATTACTTCCCGTACATTACTTCACAATCTCATTTACAATTTAACATAATTGCATAAATAGGTTAGATTTGTCAAAAAAATAAACCCATCTGTTTATCGATGAGTTTATATCTTAAAGTTTTTTATAGCCTTATCTAGGATGTCCTGATTGATTCCAATATACTTTAATGTAATTGCTGGGCTAGAATGATTGAAGATCTCCTGCAGCATTGCTACGTCCTTCGTTTGCTTATAAAAGTGATACCCAAATGTCTTTCGTAAGGTATGTGTACCTATTTCATCCATGCTAACATACTCTGCAGCTTCCCTTAATATTTTATATGCCATACTTCGACCAATTGGTTTATTTATACCTTCTCTGCTTTTAAACAGAAATTCATGATCTTCCTTTCCTTCAACATATGCTTTTAATTCACGTTTTAAAGAAGGTGTCATATCAATTCGCTTCTGTTTCTTAGTCTTCATTTCCCTCAAACTAAAATAAGGTCTTTTTGTGTCACTAACACGCAATGGAAGTATATCTGATATACGTAAACCACTGTTTATCCCTACAACAAACATCATGTAGTTTCGTTCGCTCTTCTCTCTAAGGAAACGTTTAATTTCCCGTAAAATCTCCGGATCCCGAATAGGTTGTACAAAATTCAACTTACCTCACCTTCTTGCTTATAAACCTCTATACGTAGAATGAATGCAAGCTTATAAAATGCCCTAGCTTTTATTCTGTAATACTTTCGTTCACTGTAACCCAGCTCATTGTAAACCTCATAATCATATACATCATCATCTTTCAAATATCGATTTATTATAATTGAGCGTTCTTGATAATTTAATCGATTAACAGATTTTTGAATCTTCTTTAAGAACTCTTTCCGTTGTTTTTCTTGGTCCATCCGTTTAATTGCGGTTTCTTCAGTAGATGAATGGAATTGATTATTTGGTGCTGCAGGAACTAATCTAAAAGAAGATGTAACATTTGGTTCTAACTCGCTTGGATCCATTAATAAATACATTTTGTACTTATCCAATACTGATTCGACTTTATTACGAGTAGCCACCCGCTCAATCTCAGGTAAATTAAATGTCATCTGCATACCTAAACCCTTCTCTCTATTTAATAATAAAAAAGAACACAGACATAGAGTATTAAATCTTGTCTGTGTCCATCGGTTCTTCCGTAAGGACTTTTCATTGAATTTAATTACTTAGTTTATTCCGTGTCTTTCTTTTAATTTATCAACTTCATTTGTAATTTTCACGAGTAAGTGTCTCTCTTCGGATAGTTCTTTTGAAGTTGCGGTAGGTCTCCTAATATAATGTTGTAAGGAATGTTTTGTAATTTGTAATTCCTTGTACTTCATATGAATTCCTGTCCTTCTATTCTTATTCGTTGGCTACGATCAACGTCTAATACTTGTCCGTTTTTCCAAATGATGATGTCCTGACCATGATCCTTAGCTATAACTTTAGTAAGCTGACATCCTTTAACCACATATACTGCATTTTCATTTAGATTAATCTCAGCCTTCATTTCAACTGCCATATGCTGACCCCCAAAGGTTAGTCTTGTAACGCTTTTGCTTTTTGCTTTAGTGCTTTCCTTGCTAAATCATTCGGTAACTTTGCTTGTTGATGTAATTTATAATGATGTGGGCACATATCCACTTGATGACCTGCATTGTGACTACATTCATCACATAACGGTAAATCACATGTTTCATGCTTATATCCTGGTGAGTTCACTTCTTTAAATCTCTGCCAATTTCTAAAGAATATAATCCCGTTATCGTAACGGATAATATAATCACATAGTTTTGTTGCTACTCGTTTACTACATATGGCGCAAGGGTTTTCGAATACCTCTGCATCATTCACCCTCAACACCCCTTTTCTTATGCTCACTAGCGTAAATCACCAACGATAAAGCGTATAACGCTACCGCTATTGTCAATGTGATTATCGCTGCTTGAATCATTGTGAATCACCTTCCAGTAGTTCAGGATTATCGTATATGTTGCCGATTACTTCACAATTATTTGCTGACCAATGATGACCGCTATCTGTGAAAGGATGCATTGCAGCGAATCCTGCAATCGTATAATATTTCACTTCTTCGTGTCTCGGAGTTCCACCATATTGATTAACATTTACAATATCCCCCTCATAAATCTCTTTACCGTTCTTGTCTTTTAAACCTGTGAATTGACCGACTGATTCATCAATGACAACAACAGGTAAGTTATCTGTTAATATCGTGCATCCTAAATTATCTTCATTTGGTTGTTCTGATAAGAAGCCATAAAACCATGTTTTTAAATCTGGAGCATATCCTCTAAACTTAATATCTCTCATCCTTCACCCTCCTAAAATACAATTTAAAGCCAATCTGAGCGTTTTTAATCCTGCTGACTATAAAACTATTAAATTATGTATAAAACGCTCAATTCGGCTACGTATTTAATTCATTTTGCTATGTCTTGCTGAATCTAACTCATATACTTCAACCTCTGCTCGTTCTTCACTTTCATCACAAGCAAATATCCTCGACTTCATTTCCTTAATCTGCCTATCATCCTTATAAACTATCTTGTTGAGTGAATCGGTAACACCTTTAAAAAAATTGTCGATATCTCCGTGTTTATTTCCACAAATATATAGCGTAATATTTACTCCAACAGCTTCGTTGGTTGGTTCTCCCTGCATGTGCGACCGTGCAATCCAACCGACTTGCTTCTTGTACATCAGATACCGTTTAGCGTATTTATTCTTGTACATGCTCTTTTGTGTCATCCTTACAGCTGGTACGGGGCGACCTGGTATGGTGAACTCAATCATCGCTTTCACATCCCATCAACATCCCTTGCCTACACTTTGCATTGATATGCGTATGCTCCAGTACAAACAGGCTCACATCCTCAATGCTTCTACCATCTGCTGTATGTGCAACATCCATTCGGTACAGAGCGTTCTTTAATTCTGTAATTCTATCGTTTACTGCTCGTTGCCTTTGTTTTTCGGTGATGTCGTTCAATTTAAATCACTTTCCTTTACAAAACTTCCGTTTACCATTTCGCCTTTTCTGTCACTAATCTCACCATAAGCAGCAGCAATACATGCTTGTAAATCTAAATCCAACCGCATAGATAAAATGGTTAATACCACATATACATCGCCCACTGAATCAATCACTTGGTCTCTGTTCGCCTTCGCAAGACCTTGTGCTAGTTCGCCAACTTCTTCCATGAGTTTTAGCATTTGTTTTTCTGGTTGCGCTTCGTCTAGTTCTTTTTCGATTGCCCAAGCTTGGATATTTTCTGTTAATTTATTCAGATTCATTTGTCATCACCATCCTCAACGGTCCATTTGCCTTCAAATAGTTCATCCCATATTGTTCCCGTTAAAAGAACGCCGCTTTGTTTACCGTATATATGATCATGTTCACCATTCGGATAAATAACTTTTACTTTTTTCCCTTCCTTCAACGCCTTCATAGCATCTTCAAAAGATACATAGTTTGGCAGGATGGTCCACTTGTGACCAACAATCATTCCATCAAGTGTAACTTCTCGAAAACCACTAACGTCTCCGTCTTCAGTGCAAAACTTATGAATTGACGATGTAACTTTTTTTATATGCAAATCACTATTTTTCCTCTTTGCAACTTCCCCAACCTTCAATTTATCTATCATTTGTCCTGTAGTTAGCCATTCACTCACGTATAAACTCCCCTTTCTTAATTGATCTATCATTGAATCACCTTCTTTGCCGCTAACTATTCCTCTACAAAACACCCACATCCGCCAATATCGAACATATCAATTTGTTCTGGTTGACTTTCATATTCTTCTCTTAATTGTTTTAATGTCAGTATTTGTTTTTGTCCTTTTTTTGTTCTGGTTAATATTGAAATGTCGTTCCGTTCTAAGAATTTAAGCATTTCCTGTTCTTTTTCTTCATGGTATTTGTAACGGTCTGGCATTTCTTTAAGCAGATTTATAAAGTGCCCTTGTCCTGCTCTTACACAAAATCCTCCGCAATTATTATGTGAAAATCCTTTGTTATAAAGCCTAGGAATAGCTATGCTCCTGCTTTCTAAATCCTTGATAATGTCCACTTTATTTACGTATGGCTCTTCACACATCGGAAACTCTACTTGATATGGCGCCCAATTCCTTATAGGTGACTTTCTGCGGTGTTCTTCTGTAAAGTCGATACCTAAATACAAAATACATTCATCTGGCTTGTAATTGGCTTCAACCCATTCCCTGGACTTATCTTGTTTCAGTATGTGACTACATTTCGCTATCCTAGAATTACCCAAGAACCTTGTATCTTTGAACACCTGCCATACGTCACGACCATCTGCTAAACGTGTAATATCAATACCAAAGTCTTTTTCCGTATCTTCCAAGAACCTATACAAGTCCTCATCTTCTATTAGCGTATCGGTAAATAAGAGGATTACATTTTCTTTTCCGTATCTCTGAATAACCCTGTTAGCAGTTGCCCAGCTACCTAACCCACCGGAATAAAATACAATATGCTTCACTTTCTCATCCTCTCCATTCACGTCACATTTCCGTTCTAACATTCACCTATCAATCACCCACAATACCGCACCTATTCCAAGTACGAACAGTAATCCTAGCCATTCCATTACATTCGCTTGCTTTCTTTTCCGGCATCCTGTTCTTCACGCAAAAACTTCCGAAAACATTCCTCACACAAGTAATTACTCCAATGAGTTGCGACAGCACTTTTACATTCAACACAAGTTTTCATCAAATCACCATCCGTTTATGATTTTGACAACCTTCTGCAATTTCTCGGATGCACGTTCATCACGTTTCATGCTATTTAATTGCGCTCTTAACTTCCCGTTTTCGATTTCTAGTTGCTTTAATTCACTTTTATTAGTTTCTTGATTTTCTAAAGTTTCGATTCTAGCTTCTGCATAACGGTACTTATCTCGCCATTTCTTAGCAATAGCTCTTGATTCTTTTAACTGTTCTTCAAGTTTGTACATTTTTCTTTGAATTGTTTGTATTGGATCTACCATTCTTCAACTGCTCCTTTCCAGGAACTAATAATGTGCTACTTTCCATAAAGGCTCGTCCTATGTTTGATACCTTCCCATCCATCTGCGCTTCATAGAGTGTGAAAAATACTTCGTGCGGGTTTCTTCTAACGGTTTTAGCAATATAAATTAAACTTTTACGCTGATTCCAGAGATCGATGATTTTATTTTCTTGCCATTCTGGAAGTCCGAATTCGATATCCTTATCTTCAAATAAGATTCTGCTCTTACCTTTCGGCAGATTCGGCATCCTGGTTGCGGTTAGGGTGTTCATGCTGTATCATACTTTCGTAAGTAAGCCTGCGTTTGTTCAGCGTTAGGCACCGCCTTATCCTGGACAGCACTTTTATGGTCGTTCCATTCCAGCCATTTGCGTTCCGTTTCTGCTTGGCTGTCCTTTGGATCGAATAGCATTACTGATTTCATACCTTGCCACATACTAGAATCCCCTCCTTCGGTAATCCTTGCCAACCATTTTTATAATTTCAGTACCGTCTAAAATCCTAGATAGGTTTCTTTCGTTCATTTTTTCCCCTAGCCGATCGCTATTTAGATTTGTAGTAAAAATAGTTGATTTGCCAGAACGATTATCTAAGACTTCAAATAACTTTGTATGTGTCCAGTTATCATTATCAGTTTTGTTATTGGTGTATTCCGTTCCCAAATCATCCAAAACGAAAAGATCAACCCTTTCGATCAAATCCAAAATGTCACTTTCACTAAATCTACTTGCAGCATTGTAAGTTTGCTTTATTTTTGTTAGAAGTTTAGGTACCGATAAAAATAAACAAGTAAACCCTTTTTCCATCAAGTCTTTCGTGATGGCTACTGCTAAATGACTTTTTCCGGTTCCGTAATTGCCAACCAGTAATAGATTACTAGATTCGTCTTTGTCAAATTCCTTTGTGTACTGCATAAGCCTGCTTTTAACTTGTCGCAAATCCTCATTCGGAGGAATATAATTTGTAAAGGTTGCTTTCTGTAATGATTTGTTTATTAGTGAGTTGTTATCAAACTGTTGTTGAATTTTTCTTAATTTAGCTTGGTCACGCTGCCTAAGTGCCTGTTCAACAAGTCGAATGTCTTCACACTTGCAACCAATATCCGCAATGATGGTCTCTCCTTTTCGCGGACCCATCGGTATAACCATTTCTTTTTTCTCAACACTTCTACCGCAACCTTCACAAGTGTATGTACCCAGTAGTTTTTGTCTTGGTTGAAGCATTTCCCCAACGTCTTTAATACTTTGCATTGAACAAACCTCCTAAAAACCGTAATTGTATTTTTTATTTTTTTGAATTGGTGTGACATTGGAAGGTTTTGATTGCTTAACCTTCATGATCAATGAATCAAATCGTTTTCTGAGTTTAGCTGGAGATAGAACATTCACCATTTCAAAGTCATCCTGCTGCACCCATCTCATTAAATATCTGATTTGTTCTTCTGTACGCTTGTCCAGCTCAATCATTTTTCTAATATCATCAGCCCACGCTTGTATGTTCGGCTTTTTATGTTGTGGATTATTAATTTTGATCTGTTCAAAAAAGTAAACTGCCAACTGAAAATAAATAGATGTGTCGTCGTAAACTCGTTTGCGACTATTCTTTTTATTATTATTTTCATTCTTAGCATTCTTAGCATTCTTAGCATTCTTAGCATTCTTAGCATTCTTGTTTTTGTTCACCGAACGTTCACCGAACGTTCTCTGTTCGTTTTCGGTTCCGTTCACAGTTTCGTTATTTGTTTCTTGCAAGTCTTGATATTTAGCGTAATTCAGTACTGTGAATAGCGTTCCTTGTTCCGTTTCCATTTTGGACACTCTTTCGGTATTAATTAACTTATCTACACACTTTTTAATGGTGTTGGTGGAATACTTTTTTGTACCTCTTCCTTCCTTGTAAGAAAGGTCATCCGCAAGCTTTCTGTATGAACGAAGATATTGTCCTTTCTTTAATTCAATTCCGGATATCTTTATTCCATCCTGGTGTGTGGCTTTACCAATCAACAATATAAAGAGGCGAAAAGTGGTTACATCATTCCATATGTCCGAATCAAATATTTCCCTATAAACTTTAAACCAGGTTTTCACGATTTCACCCCTTCACTTCTTAAATCAATGCGTTCACATATTGCAAATTCATTTTCTATATAAATTAGGACATAATTCGGATAACGTTGCATATACTGTAGTACAAGCTTATTTAATTCCTGTTCGTTCGTTGATTGTGTGAAAATCCACTTTGGAAGTAATACACGATGTTTATTCAACATGTTATTAGATCTCCTCCCTTATGCCCTTACATTTGCCACATTACACTTTATAAGCTACAATAAAGCTATTCATTTAACATATTCATCCAAGTATGTTAAATTCCATTAATTAGTGTATTTAGCTTGAGACCTTGTGTTGTAGCACGTGGTCTATTTTTTTTAAAATAAAATCAAAATTATTGGTAACACTATCAAAACTGACCCTGCTAGATTGATAGAGAAATCTTTTTGATCGTACACTCACCACGTCCTCCCTCCTGAAGTGATTAAACCGTATAACAAAAACCCTGTAACAATAGCAGCTGATGCGTAAATCTTTATAACGTGAAATTTACTACTCTCTTGTTCTTCAGGCTTCTTAGACCCTTCAAGCTGAATTAATGAACGTCTTGCATTTTCAAGATAAACAAAAGCTTTTGAATAATTCGACTTGTCAAATTGCGCTTTTGCCTGCTTAGAGCAATATTCATAACAGCGTGATTCATCAACAACTTGTTTTTGATTCAATTCTTATGCCCCCTCAAGAAACTTTTTTAGGAATCCAATTTTCAATGTAGTTAATCGCAGTTTGCATGTCCTTACGTTTTATATCCTTGTATGATGAAACTCCAAATCTATCTTTGATTTCGCGGTGCAATTCAGAAAACAAACTTTTACGATATTCTTTATCACTAGTTAAGCTATATACTTTACTTCCAACTGCTCTTTGTAATCTACGTTGTTCGCCATGATAAAGCGTGATTTGTTCCTCGACTTTTGCCTCTAAATCAGACAATCTAGTATCCATCCTCTCTTGCTTTTCAGCAGTTTCTAATGTTAACCGCATACTTTCCATTCGTTGTTCTCTATCGCTAAGTATTTTTGTCCCCCTTAACTGCTGGTGCATATGATTAAATTCATTGATGTATTGCTCTTTAAATTGCATTGCATTCATGCCGGAATAACCCATTACTAGAAGAGTGAATCCTTGTTCTGAGATAATATATTTTTCTTGTGTACGCCCCCTAACATCCTGGTAATTAATAAGTCCAAAATTGGACCCATAAAATTCTTCACTACAATTTAGTTGGCGAATGTCACGTTTGACATGTTTATGTTCCTTGCCGAATACCTCAGCTACAGTTAAACTATCTGTCACAACTTGCTTGTCCTGAACAAAAACTAGTTTATTCATTTTTGCTTAGCCTCCTTTTGCTATTTATTTCCCACCCATTCATCAACTTGTTCTTGAACAGTTTTAAAAAATCGTTCTGTTTCATGATTAGGTGTTGCATTTTCGAAATATCCAAAAATCCTAGATAAAATGCTGTTTTTTCTATGTTGTGGAAGTTCATGCATTTGTTTAAATAGTGAATCGCGTTCTTCCTCAGTCATTTTGTTATCCACCCTTCATTTTTAATTTGCTAGTGCATTAACTTCTTATAAACCATCAATCTGTTATGTCTGTATGGATTACGTCTTTTAGATGGATGAATAGAACCGAATTGAGCAAGTTTTTTTAAATAATAAGGTATGCGATCAACACTTTTTTCAATTGGTTTTCACCTTCTTTCGCTCTTCAGCAATGATTCGCGGAACGGATGTTTTTAAGAAGAATTTGGCTATTTCTTTTAATGTTTCTTCACTAATTTTTTGTGCTGCCTTAACTGCTTCCACTTTTATTCTCCTTTCCTTAATAAAATAGGGACAAATAACCAATATTAACCCTCATAGAAACATTTTGTGTCTATTATGATTAAAAAAAATTTCATCAACAGATAATCCATAGTAATCAGCAATTTTTTTTGCTAAAGGCAATGAAGGTGTACGATCGCCTCTTTCAATTGCTCCTAACATTTGGGGTGTGATTTTAAGTTGTTTGGCGACTTCTTGGCGAGATTGTTCACCTCTACAGTTGATTAGTATTTTTCGTTCCAAATAATTTCACCTCATTTATCAGAAACGTTTTGTTTCTCGTGGTAATTATTACTATAAAGAAACGTAATGTGTCTGTCAATAGTTTTAGGAAACTTTTTGTTTCTTTGGTAGAATGGTGATGGACTAGAAACTAATTGTTTCTTATAATTAAATAGAGTAGGTGATTAGATATGTTAAATGAACGGTTAAAAGAATTAAGGAAGAAGAAAGGCATAAGCCAATATGAAGCTGCAAAAGAATTAGGTTTCTCTAGAGGTCAACTTGCTAATTATGAGCAAGGTAGTAGAGAACCTGATTATTCTACATTAGAAAAAATAGCTGACTTTTTTGATGTAAGTGTGGATTATTTACTAGGTAGATCCGACACAGAAAATTTTACTGTTAATGAAGAACAACTAATTTATGATGTGGACTCAAAAAACTTTTCTTTAAAAGAATTAACAGAGAAATACAAGCTTACCGTTGATGGTAAGCCTGCCACAAAGGAAGAAATTGAAGGTGCAATTAGCTTCATCCGCTCTCTACGCGGTTTGAAGTAGTTTCGTTTTGTTCTTGCTTAACTAATTTACTTAATAATTCCATTAAATCAACAGTAGGTTTTGACAACATGAAACAACTCCTTAGTTGGTAGTAGAGAGGGTGTCTGTTTGACTTATAAAGTCGGTAGATGCCTACTTCGAGAATTACTCTGGAATAAAGATATGACACAACAGGAACTGGCTGAGAAAATGAGTATAACGGCGCAACAAATCAATAAGTATGTACTCAATGATCGCAAAATGTCACTTCAAGTAGCTAAAAACGTTGCAACCGTTCTCAACTGTCAAATTGATGATCTTTATGAGTGGATCGAAGTGGGTAATAACGAGTAGATTGTATCTACTCACCGGCATAAATAAGTCAACTGACTTATTTTATTTATAACACGAATCACGTTACAAAATCATTACAATTTTACAATTTAGTAATAATTAATAAATTTTATGTTACAGTAATAATACCATAAATGGAACAAATGTTCTATATTAAAATCAAAAATATATAGGAGGAGCTAAAATGAAGGCTGCGATTTACATTCGAGTTTCAACAGAAGAACAAGCAAAAGAAGGTTATTCAATTTCTGCTCAAAAGCAAAAATTAAAAGCATTTTGTATTTCCCAAGGTTGGGAAGTAGCTGGCATTTACCCTGATGAAGGTATTTCGGCAAAAGATATGAATAGACCTAAATTGCAGTCAATGCTTAAAGATATTAAAAACGGTGAAATAGATTGTGTTTTAGTATATCGTCTTGATCGACTTACTAGATCTGTCCTTGATCTATACAAAATGTTAGAGATATTCGAAGAACACGATTGTAAATTCAAATCAGCTACTGAAGTCTATGATACTACTACTGCAATGGGGCGAATGTTTATAACTATTGTTGCAGCTCTTGCGCAATGGGAACGTGAAAACATGGGTGAACGTATTAGTTTTGGTTTTGCTGAAAAAGTAAGACAAGGGAAGTACGCTTTAAATTTTTCACCGATGGGATATGATCTAGATAAAGATAATAGCAAATTGGTTATCAATCCTATAGAGGCTAAAACAATAAAAGAAATATTTCGATTGTATAAAATTGGCGGGTTTAATTATGTGAGCAAGCAATTAAACAATAGAAGAATATACACAAAAGCAGGGAACCCTTGGAACGACAACACTATAATGAAAATAGTTACAAGTCCTGTTTTTTACGGTGCTACTAAATGGCGAGATATGGTTGTTGAAAATACACATGAAGGTATCATCACAAAAGGGGAATGGGAACTCGCACAACAACTAATGACAGAAAGAAGACAAGCCCCTCCTAGATCCGTTTCAAGCCGTTATATTTTTTCAGGCAAGCTCAAATGTAAAGAATGTGGTAGAACATTAACCGGATCCTATACGACTTATAAAAATAAAAAGTATTTGCAGTATCGATGTAGACATAAAAGAATTGGCCAATGCAAAGGAATAAGGAATGTGTCTGAATCTAAATTGGAAACAGCATTTGTTGAATATCTAGAACATCTTGATTTTGAAGAAGTATTTAAAGATGTAGCAGAAACTGGAGAAAAAGAGTTAAATAGCAGCCAGAGCAATAATCATGAAGTCGATATAGAATCCCTTAATAAACAACTGAAAAAAATCGAAAATCGAAAGAAGAAATGGCAGTATGCATGGACCGAAGATGTAATGTCTTATGAGGATTTTAAAAAACGGATGAATGAAGCAAAACAAGAAGAAGATGCAATTAAAGAGCAATTTGGATCAATAGTTGAGGAACCGAAAGTGGAACCGATAAATCAAGAAGAAATTATCAATGCTTTAAAAAGTGTAAAGAGAAATTGGTATGCATTAGAAATGCATGAAAAGAAAAATCTGATAAATTCACTCATAAAACAAATCCACTATTCTTACTACGGTAATACTCTAATTATTGAGGATATTATTTTTAAGCGTTCTTAG